GATCAAGACGTGCTAGGTTATCTTGCAGGTTTTACACAGTCTGCATTACATGGTTCACCAGACACAGCTAATACAACCGTAAACGGTTCTAAGTCTGTTCTTACTGCTGGATCAGATGAACTGTTGTCTTCTATGAAGATTATCAAATCATCATTTGGTAACATCACTACAGCGTCTGCAGGGGACCACTCTATCCCACTGACAGCACGTATGCCCGGTGCTACATCACTGCCAACCGCAACAGCCTCACCAGCAATGGTTGTAGCTCGTATGGCTCGTTTGCTTGATCAACAGCAGGTAGACACAGATGGTCGCTGGCTCGTAGTGGACCCGGTGTTTATGGAGCTACTTCGTGACGAAGACAGCCGCTTTATGAACGCTGATTTTGGTGAGTCAGGTGGTCTTCGCAACGGTCTTGTGATTAACAACTTTCATGGTTTCCGTATGTACACGTCCTCAAACCTACCATCCGTAGGAACTGGACCCGGCACATCAGGAACAGCTAACCAGAACTCTAACTTTGGAGTGATTGTTGGTGGACATGACAGTGCTGTTGCTACTGCAGAGCAGATCAACAAGACTGAAACATATCGTGACCCTGACAGCTTTGCTGACATTGTTCGTGGTATGCATCTATATGGTAGAAAGATTCTTCGCCCTGAAGGTATCGTGACTGCCAAGTATAACGCAGCGTAAGGGAGGATTGAATTATGGCTACTATTTCTATGTCCACAAACTCAGCCTCTACTTCCAACAATGGCGGTACAGGCAATAAGCAGCTTCGTGGTAGCTTGGTAACTCTGCAGAACGATATTGATCTTGCAGATGCAATTCTACAAAATGGTGGCACTGCTCTAGCAGCTAATGACATCATCGAAGCTATCGCTGTCCCAGCAAACACTATGATCCTGTACGCAGGTTTTAAAGTTGTCACTGCTATGACAGGTACTACTACTGACTCTGCTTTGCATGTTGGTATTACAGGCACAGACGTAGACTTGTTTGCTGCGTCATTTGACTTAGATGGTGCTTCAGTAGGAGACATTACTCCACCTGCAGGTCTGTCTAGCGGTGTCGTTGCTAACGTACCAGCTTTTACTGCATCAGCAGATACGATTGACGTGGAGATTCATGCGTCAAGTGGAACTATTACTGGTGGTATTATCCGTGTATTTGCGGTATGTGTCCTTATGGATGAAGTATCACAGTCAGGTTCTGCTAACGAAGTGGATCGTGATTTACTCGCGTAACTAAACTTGGGGGCTGGGCAACTGGCCCCCTCACTATATCTTTAGGACAGTGGCATGGCAGAAACATTTCTTACACTAACAAACAAAACACTTGTTAGAATGAATGAGGTAGAGCTTACGTCCTCTAACTTCTCTGCATCTAGAGGTGTGCAAACACAGTGTAAAAATGCAGTAAACGATGCCATACGTTACATTAATCAAAGAGAGTTTGGCTATCCATTTAATCATAGCACAACTAATCAAACTCTAACTGCTGGTGTAACTAGATACTCTCTGCCTACGAGTGCAAAGTATATAGATTATAATACAGCTAGAATAAAAAAAGATACTGACCTAAATACAACAGGTAACAGTTTAACTAAGCTAAACTACAACGAATACATTTCTAGAGACTACGCTATTCAAGAGGATGACGTTAAATCTACAACGCTAAATGGCTCACATTCAAGTTCTGTGACCACACTGACACTCACATCTACGAGTGACTTTGCCTCCTCTGGTACAGTGCATATAGGAGGTGAGCAAGTTACGTATACAGGTATAACAGGTAATGACATAACAGGTTGTACCAGAGGAGCCAATAGCACTACAGCAGAAACACACTCTAGCGGAGTTACAGTTACACAGTTTAGCAGAGGTGGTATACCTAGATTTATAGTTAGAACATTAGATAACAACTATTTGCTATATCCATTTCCTGATAAACAATACGTACTAACATTTGACTTTTTTACATTTCCATCTGATTTATCTGCACATGGTGACACGACAACCATACCAGACAGATTTGCACCAGTAATAATAGATGGTGCAGTAGCATACGTGTATCAGTATCGTGGCGAGTTACAACAATATCAAGTAAACTTTGACAGATTTGAACAAGGCATAAAAAACATTCAAACACTTGTAATAAACAAGTACGACTATTTAAGATCAACTGTTTTAGGAAATGACACAACAACATACAATCCTGTGTTAAGAGTATCTTAGAATGCCAGATACATCAACTCTCCAATCCGCTACATTCAACTGCGAAGGTGGGCTAGTTCTAAACAAGTCCACTTTTATTATGCAGCCCGGTCAAGCTCTTGAGCTAGTAAACTTTGAGCCTGACATCAAAGGTGGTTATAGAAGGATAAATGGTTTTCGTAAATACGTGAACCAACAGATACCACAAACTAATACTGCGTCAGAAAAAACTTTGCTAACTTGTATATTTGCAGACAGAGTTGTAGCTGCTCGTGGAGAAAGAATATTTACAGCAGGTTCTACAGAGTTACTTTTAAAAGTAGAGTCCAGCACAAGCATGACAGGCTCTGGAACAATTACTGTTGATTCTACTGCAGGGTTTAGTAGTAGCGGTACATTGCAAATAAACAGTGAGATATTTACTTATACAGGGGTTACATCTACAACCTTTACAGGCGTAACTCGTGCAACCTCTAGCACGACAGCAGCTAATCATGCAGCAAACGATGTAGTATCAGAATCATGGACGCAAAGAGATACAGGTAGAACTAATGCAGGTAAGTACAACTTTGAGCGTTTTAACTTCGACGGCAACGACAAATTAATATGTGTAGATGGTACTAATGCCCCTGTAGTATTTAATTCATCCATGAGTGCAACTGATGTAAGTGAAAGTTCAGTATCAGGTGCTAAGTTTGTAGCAGCACACAAAAACTTTATGTTCTATGCTGGTATGTCCAGCACTCCACAAGAAGTTGTATTTAGTGTTGCTCAAGATGAAGATGATTTTACATCAGGCTCTGGTGCTGGAAGTTTTAAAGTAGACGATACAATAGTGGGATTAAAGGCTTTTCGTAATGAGCTATTTATTTTTTGTGAGAATAGAATATTTAAACTGTCAGGAACGGCTGCATCAAACTTTGTAGTTGAACCTGTGACTAGAAATATTGGTTGCATCAACGGAGATACTATCCAAGAATATGCAGGTGACTTGATGTTTCTTGGGCCTGATGGTTTAAGAACTGTTGCGGGTACAGCTAGGATCGGTGACGTCGAACTTGGTACAGTTTCTAAAAACGTGCAAGGTTTGTTTGACAAGAACATAGTTGACTCTGATCTTTTTGAGAGTGTGACTATACCTGATAAAACACAGTACAGAATATTTTTCTCTAAATCAACAGTAACCGAAAAGAGAACTAGGGGTGTTATATGTGTTATGCGAGAGAACGGGTTTGAGTTTTCAGAGATACTTGGCATACGCCCTTCTTGCACAGACTCTTTTATAACTTCAGGGGATGTAATAATACTACAAGGATCTTTTGATGGTTACGTACATAGGCAAGAAAAGGGTAACACCTTTGATGGCACAACTATACTAGGCAGATACAGGGGTCCAGACTTGAGCTTTGGTGATGCAGGTATAAGAAAACAAATGCACAGAGTTATACTTAACTACGAACCAGAAGCTGCTATCAGTGCCAACTTAATATTACGTTACGACAATGAGAGCACAGGATCAGCAAGACCTGCGCCTTACCCCTTGACAACAGCAAACGTAGGCGCACAGTATGGTTCTGCTACATATAGCACATCGTCCTCTACGACACAGTTTGTTTACGGCGGTGCTACAAACCCCTTAGTTAGACAACCAGTAGAAGGTTCAGGCTTTACTGTTGCACTAAAGGTAGATGATGATGGTGTATCTGCACCGTACTCTCTAAAAGGATTTCAACTAGAATATCAAGTAGGAGCTAGACGTTAATGGGAGCTACATACACAAGACAGTCTACATACACAGATGGCGACATAATTCAGGCATCCGATACAAACGATGAGTTTGATCAACTGCTTGCTGCTTTCGCTGCTGGAAGTGGACACACACACGATGGTACAACAGGTGAAGGTGGTCCTATCAGCACTCTGGCAGGACACGCCCTAACCTTTGGTCAAGGAACTGCAGGTACAGATGTTGTTATTACATTTGATGGTGAGACAAATGACGGTACACTAAAGTGGATGGAGGATGAGGATTACTTTGAGTTTTCTGATGATATACTTGTAGCGTCTACAGAAAAAGTACAGTTTCGTGATACAGCTATCTTTATCAATTCTAGCACAGATGGGCAGCTTGATATTGATGCAGATACAGAAATAGAGATTACTGCACCCACTGTAGATATTAACGCATCCACTGCAGTTACAGTTAGCAACGATCTTAAACTAGACAGTGATGCTGCTGTATTAGGCTTCGGTGCTGACAACGATGTAACACTTACACACGTAGCTGATACGGGACTGCTGCTAAACAGCACAAGTGTAATACAGTTTAATGATGCAAGTCAAAACATTGGTGCTCCTAATGCAACCACGCTAGACATCAACGCTACAGATGAGATTGAACTTAATGCAACACTGATAGACGTAAATGGTAACTTAGATGTATCAGGTACACTTACTGTTGCAGGTGCATTAGACTTTGGTGATGCTAACATATCTAATGTAGGTAGCCTTGCGCTTGACACTATTACCAATGATGGCACAGATATTACACTAGACTCTTCTGGTGATATTATACTAGACGCAGATGGTGGAGATGTATTTGTAAAAGACGCAGGTACAACATACGGTTCTCTTACAAATAGTTCTGGCAACCTTGTTATTAAATCAGGTACAACAACAGCCTTGACATTTAGTGGTGCTAATGCTACAATAGCAGGTGATTTGACTATTAGTGGTGATGATCTTACTATGGGTACTAATACTGCTGGTGCTTTGCTTATTGCTGATGGTACAAATTTTAATCCTACTCTGGTGACTTCTTTATCAGAGATTAGTACAGTAGCAGATGACGATGTACTTTTAGCTGTAGATACTTCTGGTGGGGGTCTTAAAAAGGTTACACGTAGCACTATTATTGCAGGTACAGGTGTTGCAGGTAATATATCAAACATAGTTGAAGATACCTCACCACAGTTAGGTGGTAACTTAGATACTAACTCACACAACATACTAATTGATGATGCACACTTTATAGGAGATGAAAATGGTAATGAACAAATAATATTTCAGACTACAAGCTCTGCAGTCAATCAGTTTGATGTAACTAATGCAGCTACAGGCAATGCACCAAAACTGTCTTCTACAGGTGGTGACTCTAACATTGACTTTGAGATAGAGGCAAAAGGCACAGGCCATGTAACGGTTAGAGGTAATTCTAACTCAGGTGCTATACAATTTAACTGCGAAGCTAACAGTCATGGTCAACTTTTACAAGCACAACCTCACTCTGCTGGTGTTACAAATACTTTGTTGTTACCTGCAGGTTCTAGCTCTACATTAGTATCTCTTGTATCAACAGATACTTTAACAAACAAAACTTTTGGAGATGACACTAGCTTTGGCGACAACAATATTACTAATGTAGGTGACATTGCTCTTGACTCAATTAGTGCAGATGGAACAGATATTAATGTAGCAGTGTCAGACAATTCAGCAACTGCATTTACAATTAAACAAGGTTCGGATAACTACTTTGTAGTTGATACAGCTAACGGAGGTGAGTCAGTATCTATTGGTACTGGTATATCTGGCACAGCTATTACATTAGGGCATAGCACTTCAGAGGTAACTGTAGCTGATAACCTTACAGTATCAGGCAACCTGACAGTCAGTGGCACTTCTACGGTTGTAAATACAGTAACAATGAACGCAGAGAACGCTGTTGTGTTTGAGGGTGCTACAGCGGATGCACATGAGACTACGCTTACGATTATTGATCCTACAGCAGATCGTACTATTAATCTACCTAATCAAAGTGGTACTATCCCTGTTCTAGCTGCAGCAAGTAACACTGCAATTACTTCTACACCAGCAGAGTTAAATATTTTAGATGGTGTAACTTCTACAACAGCAGAACTTAATTTAGTAGATGGCTCTTCTGCAGGAACAATAGTAAATAGTAAAGCAGTAATTTATGGATCATCAGGAGAAGTAAATGCAACAACACTACAAATAGCTGGTACATCTATTACTTCTACTGCTGCAGAACTAAATATACTTGATGGTGTAACTGCTACTGCCTCAGAGTTAAACTTACTAGATGGTGATACTTCTGTTGGTGGTTCAATAACACTTGCAGATGCTGATGGGTTTGTAGTTAATGATGGTGGAACAATGAAAACTATTCCTGCCTCAGATGTAAAAACTTACGCAAGTGGTAGCTCTGCTACTAAGGGCTTTGCTATTGCTATGGCGATAGTGTTTGGATAGTGAAAGGAAAAGGTAAATGGCAACTCCAAATATAATTAATGTAGCAACTATTACACCTAAAGTAGCAGTTGGTGCGATCACTACAAGTAGGGCAGATATTGTAGATGTCCCTGCAGAGAACTGTGCTAAGATCAACTCACTTATCATAGCAAACATAGATGGCACTAATGCTGCTGATGTTACAGTAGAGGTAAGTACGGACAACGGATCAAACTATGTAAAGATTGCTAGTACGGTATCTGTACCTGCTGATGCTTCACTAGTTGTTGTAGGTAAAGATAATGGTTTCTATTTAGATGAGACAGACTTGCTTGCAGTTACAGCTTCTGCAAATAGTGACTTGACATATTTAGTTAGTTACGAACTTCTAGTAGACTAAAGGTAATTAGTAATGGTCAGAAGAAACGCTGGTTTTATTGGCACTGATGGGATAAATGCACCTGATAAACCTACAGGTGTTTCTGCATCTGGCGGTGTTGGTGGAGAAGCTAGTGTATCTTTTACCGCACCAACAGACGTGGGTGGATCAGCTATAACAAGTTTTATTGCTACATCTAATGATGGTATTGGTGCATCAGGTTCTTCTTCTCCTATTAGTGTTACGGGTCTGTCAAATGGAACTAGTTACACATTTAGAGTCATAGCTAGAAATGCTTTTGGTTCCTCTGCGCCTAGTGATGTTAGCGAGAGTGTTAGTCCTGCAGCAGCATCTAGACTTGTTGTAGCTGGCGGTCACACCTCTGATAATAGTATTGAATACACTACTGAAGGCACTTCAGGGACATGGAGCGATTTTGGAGATTTAACACAAGCAAGATACAAACTTACGGCAAACTGTTCATCTTCTACTCGCGCTGTTTTTGGTGGGGGAGAGAAAAGTGATGGTAGCATTAGCAATATATTAGACTACGTTACCATAGCATCAACAGGCAATGCTACAGATTTTGGAGATTGGCAAAGGGTTTCTAATGCAGGTTCTTCTAATGGAACAACAGGTTTATTTATGGGAGGATCATCTAACGCATCTTATAATGTTACATCCTCCGTTAGAAAGATAACAATAGCATCTACGGGAGATGCCACCACCTTTGGCAGCTTAACGCAATCTAGAGCGGGGGTAGCTGGGGCAACTAGCACAACAAGAGCGGTTTGTGCTGGTGGGTTTTCTGCGGGACAAGGTAGTAGATATAACATAATTGATTATCACTCTTACACGGATGGTGACTTTTCTGATTTTGGGGATTTAACTGCAGCTACATTTGATATAGCAGGGGGGTCAAATAACACAAGAGCAATTTTTGCTGGGGGAGACACTGGGAGTAGAACAGATACAATATCTTATATTACTATTGCATCAACAGGTAACTCTGTAGATTTTGGAGATTTAACTGCAGCAACTGAAAGACCAGCTATAGGAAGTGGAAGAATATATGCGATAATTCAAGGTGGAAACCCCGGAGCAGATTCAACTTCATATGTTGTATTTTCTACGCTTGGAAACGCTGTAGACTTTTCAGGCACTACATCCGTAAATAGAAATCAAGGTCACACTATAGCTTCTAATGGTCACGGAGGGTTGTCCTAATGCCCAACTATAATGGTGTGTGGAGTATCACAACTCAGTATCAGAACGCTAGTGATTGGCCTAAAGTTCCAATAGCAGGTGATTTAGCCCTGTTTTTAGGTAATGATAAAATAGATTTTATTACCATTACTTCTACAGGTAATGCCACTGACTTTGGCGACCACATAGCAGGTTATGCTGCAACAGCTTACAGTGGAGGTGTATCTTCTTCTACTAGGGGTGTTTTTCTTATTGGACTGACAACAGGTAATGCAGACTCTAATTCTATGGAGTTTGTTACGATGAGAACTAAAGGCAATACTACTGATTTTGGTGACACTCAAGTTGCAGGACGAAAAAACGATACTGGTTCTGGAAGTAATACACGAGGCATATTTAAAGATGGAGGAAATGATAATAATACAATAAGCTATATAACTATAGCCACTACAGGGAATGCTTCAGACTTTGGTGACAGAACAGTAAACGGACATAGTTTAGCAGGATTTTCTTCTACAACACGAAGCGTGTTTGCTGGTGGTACAACTGGTAGTAGAATAAACACAATTGATTATGTGACTATATCTTCAACAGGTAATGCAACAGACTTTGGAGATTTAACACAAGTACAGTCTGACTGTGCAGGTTTATCTAACTCAACAAGAGGTATAATTGCAGGGGGTGCAAGTTCAGGTCTTACTGATGTAATATCATATGTAACCATAGCTTCAACGGGGAATGCTACAGACTTTGGTGATTGTACAGCAGCTAAACAGCACTGTTCAGGGACAAGTAATGCAACTCGTGGTGTAATTGCTTTAGGGGAGGTTGTTAATATAGATTTTATAACCATAGGTTCAACTGGTAACGCTACAGATTTTGGTGATCTTAGTACAAATATGTCTGGTGCTGGTGCAGTGTCTACTGCTCACGGA